AAGGTTTAAGAAATGCAAGACCACAAACTTTTACACTTGCTTCTGGTGGCGGTGGTGGAATAGCTGTAGATTTAACTTTACCTGCACCATTTGCTTATAGAACTGAAACAAATAGTATGGTACCAGATAATGGAAGTGAAATTAATGTAAAAAGAGAAGCACAAATTAATTTAGGAACAGTAACGGTAACAACATAATGACATACGCAGAATTAGTACAAAAAATTAGAGATTACACAGAAGTTAGTTCAAATGTTTTAACTGAATCTATTACAAATGATATTATTCGAGATGCAGAATTAAGAATAATGAGAGATGTAGATGTTGATGCAAATAAAAGATATGTAACAGCTCAGGTAATTTCAGGAACAAGATTTATAGATACTCCTCAAAATACTATGGTTATTAGATCAGCTCAAATCGTAGATTCTGATGGAACAAGTAACCCTGATAATAGAGAATTTTTACAATGGAGAGATTCTAGTTTTATGTCTGAATTTAATCCAACTAATGCTCAAGGTGTTCCAAAATACTACAGTTGGTGGGATGATGACACAATAGTATTGGCCCCAACTCCAAATGCTACTTACACAATTCAGTTAAATTATATCTTGAAACCTGTTACATTATCTAGTACAAATACAACTACATACATTAGTCAAAATTTTCCCAATGGCTTATTGTATGCATGCTTAGTTGAAGCATTTTCATTCTTAAAGGGGCCAAATGATCTCTTGCAATTATACGAAGGAAAGTATAAACAAGTGTTAGAAGGCTTCTCTATAGAACAAATGGGAAGACGAAGACGTGATGAATATCAAAGTGGTGTTCCTCGTGTCGGAGGCAAATAATAATAAGGAGAAAAAACTATGGCTATTACACAGGCAATTGCGAACAGCTTCAAAAAAGAACTTTTGGAAGGTGAACACAATTTTAAATCATCTGGTGGGGACAAGTTTAAAATCGCTCTTTATACTTCTTCAGCTACTCTAAACTCAGCAACAACTGCATTTACAGCTACAGGTGAAGTTTCAAACACAGGTCAGTACACTTCCGGTGGTGGTGCGCTTACAAATAGTGGAACTTCTATAACAGCTGGTGTCGCAAGAGTTGACTTCGCAGACAGATCTTTTACAGGTGTGACGTTAACTGCTAGAGGAGCTTTAATCTATAACACTTCTGCAACTGCAACTAATGCAGCTGTATGTGCTTTAGATTTTGGAGCAGATAAAACAGCGACATCAGGTGTTTTCACAATTCAGTTTCCAGCAGCTACATCAACAGCAGCGATTTTAAGAATCTCTGGTTAGTACATAGGAGTTAAAATCCTATGGCATCAGGAACTTGGAATACAGGCTTTTGGGGCCAAAACCAATGGAACGATACAGCTAATCCTACGTTTACATTAACGGGGGTAAGTCTATCTGGCGTTCTTGGTACAACTACTGAAGCTGCCGGTGAAATAAATACAGGTTGGGGACGTATTGAATGGGGTATTAATGCCTGGGGTGAATTTGGTACTGCACTTCCAACAGGAATAGGTGCGTCTTTTAATTTAGGAACCATTACCACTCAAATTGATGTTACTGCAACCAACTCTACAAATAATAATCAAACAATAACAGGTGCACTTGGAAGTGTAGCAGTTGATATTGCTGTTGTAGTTTTTCCATCTGGTTTACCAGCTACTACAACTTTAGGAACAGCAGACGCTAGTCCTGATGCATTAGCTACTACTAATCATGCAACAATGAGTCTTGGAACCGTTGATGCATATAATCAAACAGGTTGGGGTAGACAACAATGGAATGTAAATGCATGGGGCGTTGAAGGCCAATATGCAAATGTAGATGTTACTGGTATTGCAATGACTGCAGCTGCAGGAACTTTAACAGCTACAGGTAATGCAAATGTAACTGCTAATACTTTAAATGTAGCTCAAGCAACTTTAGGTGTTGTTGATCCTGCTCCTGACGCAACTGTTACAGGTAATTTTATGATTGGTGCTTTAGGCACTCTTGGAATGCAAGGAGATGTTCCACAAGATGTAACAGGTATTGCAATGTCTGCAGGTTTAGGAAGTGTTGTAGCAGTTCCAGCACAAGAAGTAGATGTTACAGGATTACCTGCTCTTGCTAGAGTAGCTTCTGTTACACCTATTATTCACGTAGATGTTTTAGTTACAGGAAATGCCTTGACTATGGCACAAGGTTCTGGTAGTGCTTTAATCTGGAACGAAGTAAACACGGGTACAGCGCCTATAGATCCTCCAGGATGGCAAGAAGTAGCTGCATAATGAGTTTGACACAAACTCAATTTTTTAGTAAAGTAAACGCAAATAAGGAATTTAAATTATGGCAAATTCAACATCAGCTAGTTTAAAATTAACAGTTCAAGCAACTGGGGAAAACTCAGGAACTTGGGGACAAATTACAAACACTAACTTACTAATTCTTGAACAAGCAATTGGTGGTTATGACGCATTTAACGTAACTAACGCATCTAGGGCTTTAACTTTTACAAATGGTGCATTATCAAATGGTAAGAATGAAGTTATTAAATTAACAGGAACTCTTGCAGGTAACTTAAATGTTACTATTCCAGATTCAGTAGAAAAAACTTACATAGTTGAAGATGCATGTGATCATGCTGGAAATACTTTAACTTTTAAAACTACATCTGGAACAGGTGTACTTTTATGCGAAGGTCACACTTACACATTATATTCTGATGGAACTAATGTTGTAAAAGCAGGTGAACTTAGAAAATGGAGAGCAGTTTCAGCAGCAGAAACAGTTCAAGCTGGAGCTCAACTTTTAGTAAATACAAATAGTGGAGCAGTTACAGTAACATTACCAGCTTCTCCAAGTGCAGGTGATGAAGTTTCATTTATAGATCAAGGATATGATTTTAATACTAACGCATTGACTGTTGGTAGAAATAGTTCAAATATAGCTAATGCAGCTGCGGATTTAGTTGTTAATACACAAGGTGCTGGCTTTAGTTTAGTTTATTCGGGAGACGCTACTACTGGCTGGACATATAGGGAGAAATAATAAATGTCTAATTACGAGGCCACAAAATACGATTTTGATGGAGCTAGCCTTTCAGGTGTTCAAGGAATTGCAACGGCAACTATTATGCCATGGTCTTCTTCGTCAGTACCGTCTGGATTTTTAGAATGTAATGGTGCAAATGTTTCAAGATCAACTTATTCTGATTTATTTGCAGTAATAGGTACAACTTACGGCGCAGGTGATGGTTCAAGCACTTTTGGTCTACCAAATTTACAAGATAATATACCTGTTGGAAAATCTGGTACTAAATCTTTAGCGTCAACTGGTGGAGCAAACACTGTAGCCTCAACTGGAAACGTAGCAGGCTCTACAGCCAATGCAACTTTATCAACAGCGCAACTTGCTTCTCATAGTCATGGAGTTACAGGTGCGCGTTTTACTGGAAATAATAACGTTAAAGGAGCTCAAACACAGCAAATTAATGTTAACACACAAAGTACAGGATCTGGACAAGGTCATTCACATAATATGTCTGCGACCTTTACAGGAGATGCAACATCTGTTATACAACCTTATTTAACAATAATTTATATTATAAAAACTTAAAGGAGAAAAAATGGCAACTAACGCAAATTGGACAGTAGTATTTGATGATAAAATAATTATTAAAAATTACTCAGAAGGTGCTAATGAAGGTGTAGGGCACAAAATCAACAATGATTCTTTTTGGAACGATTCTAAATGGTCAAATATTTGGGCAATTCAATATGTTTCAGGTAATGAAGATTATAGTGATAGTGTAGAATATAGAGATAATACAGCTCATACTTCATGGACGGCAGCTAACTTAGGAGATTTTAAAACTCAATTTATTGATAAATGGGACGCAGCTCATTTATCTGAATTACAATCTAATTGGGATGAAGATAATGCTGAGAGTGAAACTGAATCTGAAAAAATTACTAGATTAGGTGCAAGACCTACGTCTTATTCCTCATAGGAGAATAAATGGCAAATTATGAAGCTACAAGATATGATTACGACGGTGGTAATATCACCGGACTTGTAGGAATTCCAACGGCAACTATTATACCGTGGTCTTCTTCTTCAGTGCCAACAGGTTACTTAGAATGTAATGGTGCGAATGTTTCAAGATCAACTTACGCAACTTTATTTGCAGAAATAGGAACTACTTACGGTGCGGGAGATGGATCAAGTACTTTTGGTTTACCAAATTTACAAGACAACGTAGCACTTGGAAAATCTGGTACTAAAGCTTTAGCATCAACTGGAGGTGCAAACGCAACTGCAAACTCTGGAAATGTTGGTGGATCAACAGCTAATGCAACTTTATCAACAGCGCAACTTGCTTCTCACTCTCATGGTGGATTTCAACTTGGTCTGGCAGATTCCATGTCTACTCAATATTGGCAAAGATTTAGTCAACAACAAAGATCTCCTTCTAGCAATAGCACTGGTTCAGGTGGAGGTCACTCTCACAACATGAGTGCTACTTTTACAGGTGATTCAACGTCTGTTGTACAACCTTATTTAACAATAATTTATATTATAAAAACTTAGGGAGAAATGAACTGTGTCTAATTACGAAGCAACTAAATACGATTTCGACGCCGCAAATCTTACAGGCATTGAATTAATTCCTACTGCAACTATAGTGCCTTGGACTGCTGCTTCTATTCCAACAGGTTTCTTAGAGTGTAATGGTGCAAATGTTTCAAGATCAACTTACGCAACTTTATTTGCAGAAATAGGAACTACTTACGGTTCAGGCGATGGTTCAAGTACTTTTGGTTTACCAGATTTACAAGATAAATGTTGTATTTCAAAATCTGGTACTAAAGCTTTAGGATCAACTGGAGGCGCAAACACTGTAACCGCAACTGGAAATGTTGGTGGTTCTACAGCCAATGCAACATTATCTACGGCTCAACTTGCTTCTCACTCTCATGGATTAGGATCTGGAGGTGGTACACCTGGAGGTGGTAATAACGCTTTAGGATCTGCTCAATCAGGAATAGCTAATAGTAATTTATCAAGCACAGGATCTGGACAAGGTCACTCTCACAACATGAGTGCAAACTTTTCTGGTGATGCAACTTCAGTTTTACAACCTTATTTAACATTAATTTATATTATAAAAACGTAATTTAATGAAGCCACGCTACTATACTATAGCGTGTCCCTTTTTTAATTGGTGATATACCATGTGGATACATAAAATTACTTGGAAAAAATACGATAGATCCTTTATTTAATTTTAATCTTTTTATTTCTTTTTTCTGTTGATCTGTGAAAACTAAATCACCTCCTTCATAATCATTATTAAGGTTAATAATAACGCTAATTTGTCTTGGCCATTTCCACGAATCATCTGTATGAACATTGTATTTTCCTCCAGGTGGATACTTAAGTATATCTATTTGATTTATTTTTTTACTATCTACAAATGGAAATTTGACTTTGTAAAACATGTAAAGTCTTTCAATTTCTAATTTTATTAAATTAAAATAAAAAATATCAGTTTTATTATTAGATTTTAAAGTGTGTCCTTTAACGTTTCTTATATTAGTGTTTACACCCTCTTCGACTGTTAAATTTTTATTAGCTCTATTATCTATGAAAGGAATTATTTTTTTTATTAATTCAGGTTTTATGACTTTTTTTATTTCAACAATATATTCAGTATGATCCATTTTACCTTAACATCATCCAAGAAGTTAAAATATATTTTTCTCCAGATAAAGGAGGATTACCTCTATGTAGATATGGAAATCCAGCGGGCCAAATAACTATTCTTCCTTTTTTTGGTTTTACTCTTTTTGAAAAATGTAAAAATTCTGTTTCTCCACCCTCTTCAACATCATTTAAGTATATACTAAAAACAAAAGCTCTAGGTTCATTATCAAATCCTTTACCATGTTCAATATGCCAAACGTGATAACCTTCCGTAGGTAAGGTTTTTTGAATTTTTAAAGAAGTAAAATAAAAAGGAACTCCATAAGCATCATCAGCTCCTACATTTTTAACATAATGATTCCAAGCTAAATCAAAATTTAACATCATTGTTTTTAACTCTTCCCACCATACATTCATATTATTTGGTGCTGCAAAGTATTGTTGATCTTGTTTTTGTAAAACAGATGCTTTTTCAAAACCTATTCTATTAATAGTATTATTAAATTTATTTTGATCTTCAAATAATTTAATGGCTTTATCACATTCCTCTGAAAGAATGTAATTATCATAAATTCCTATAAAATTATCTATATTAACTGTTTTATCTTTCATTTAATTTTTTTTTATAGTCAAAATGTTTATGTGGAGAAATATTGAATATTAAACTATATCTGTTTTTTTCTTCTTGAGATGTATCAAATCCATGTAGTATGTGAGGTGGAAATATATAATAATCTCCTGGTTCAGGATTTATTTTTAAATTTAATTCAGGAAGTATTAAATCACATCCTTTTGTTAAATATAAGATTCCATGAAGAGAAGGGTGAATATGATAATCTAAACTATCTCCTTTTTTTATTTCATTGCCCCAAGCATTTTCAATAGTATTTTTTTCTAAAAAATGTTCAAATATGTCAGCATGAGTTGTTTGATGTTTATTAATAAGAAAAGTCATAAAATTAATAAAATTAGATTTATTTACAAAATAATTCCAATCCGTCATTCCACCTTTTACGTTTGTATAATTTTCCATTTTTGGATTTAAATTATTTTTTACATCCATCATAAAATTATGAATAAGATCAGGGTAAGGATAATGTCCAAATATAATATTTACTGTTCTTGGATAAGTAATAAATAAAGAATTTTTTTCTTCTGCTAATGGGTTATTTTTATTAAATAAACTAATCATTTTGCGACTTTCATTCTCTGTAAAACTAATATATAAAGCACTATATGCTACAAAAATTAAATTTCAAGCCTGGTTTTAACAAGATGGTCACAGATTCAGGAGCTGAATCTCAATGGGTAGATGGTGATTTTGTTAGATTTAGATATGGATTACCTGAAAAAATAGGTGGTTGGAATCAATTATCTATTGCAGGTGAAACTTTACCTGGAGCAGCACGTGCTCAACACACCTGGACATCTTTAGCTGGTGAAAGATATGCAGCTATTGGAACTTCACAAGGTTTATTTTTATATTACGGAGAACAGTTTTTTGACATTACACCATTAGATACAGCTATTACAGGATGCACATTAACAACTGTTAATGGCTCAAATGTTTTACAAGTTAATAAAGGCTCTCATGGTCTAGAAGTTGGAAGATATGTAACTTTATCTGGCGTAACTGTTACAGGTGCATCAGATTTTACAACAGCAGAATTAGAAAAAGCTTATGAAATTTTAACAGTTGCAACAGTAGATAAATTTACTGTGCAAGCTGTAAGAGCTGAAGGAGGAACAGGCATGACTGCAGCAGGTGCTGCAACTGTTAATCCTTACGTTGAAGTAGGTCCTGTTTTTCAAACACTGGGTTATGGTTGGAGCACATCAACATGGGGAGCTTCAACATGGGGAACTGAAAGAGCTACAAGTTCTGTAATCCTAGATCCAGGAAACTGGAGTCTTGATAACTATGGACAAGTTCTTGTTGCAACAATTAGAGATGGAGAAACTTTTACTTGGAATGCAGGAGCATCAAATGCTAGAACAATTAGAGCGTCTAAATCTACATCAGGTTTTTCAACTTCAGCTAACCCAACTGCATCAAGATTAACTCAAGTATCAGATAGGGATAGACATTTATTTCATTTTGGAACGGAAACAACTATTGGAGATTCTACGACTCAGGATCCAATGTTTATAAGATTTTCAAATCAAGAGGACTTAAATGATTATGCACCAACTGCAGTTAATACTGCAGGTACATTTAGATTAGATAAAGGAAATAGAATTGTTGGAGCAGTATCTGGTAAAGATTATACTTTAGTATTAACCGATAGCTCTGCTTATGTAATTCAATTTGTTGGTCCACCATTTACATTTAGTGTAAGACAAGTTGGTACTAACTGTGGATTGATTGGTCAACACGCATTAAGTTATTCTGATGGTAAAGTATTTTGGATGTCAGGTGAAGGTGGATTTTTTGTATTTGATGGTACAGTTAAATCATTACCATGTTTAGTTGAAGACTTTGTTTTTACAACAACTTCAAATAATTTAGGAATAAATTATAATGCAATAGACATAGTTTATGCAGAACACAATACTCTTTATGGTGAAGTAAATTGGTTTTATCCAAAATCAGGATCAGAACAAATTGATAGATGTGTTACATATAACTATGGGGAAAATGTTTGGACAACTTCATCATTAGCTAGAACTTCATATGTTGATACCGGAGTATTTGATGTGCCATATGCCACTGAATATAATAAAACATCACTACCTGTATTTGAAGATATTTTAGGTATTACAAATAAATATGGAGCTAGTATTTACTATGCTCATGAAGTTGGAACTGACCAAGTTAATAGCTCAGGCACAACTTCTATTAATGCGTTTATTGAATCTGGAGACTTTGATATTACAGCACGAAGAAGTATGACAGGTCAATCAACAGGTATGGTTGACTACAGAGGAGATGGAGAGTTTTTCATGTCTGTAAAAAGATTTATACCTGACTTTAAAGTTCTTACAGGTAATTCAAAAATTACATTGCTATTAAATGACTATCCAAATAATACTGCATCTAGCTCACCCCTTGGACCATTTACAATAACATCATCTACTGATAAAGTAGACACTAGAGCAAGAGGAAGATTACTATCAATTAAAATAGAAAATGATGGTACCGGTGAAACTTGGAGGTATGGAACTTTGAGAGTAGATGCTCAACCAGACGGAAGAAGATAATGGCAAAAGTAGTAGTTAGTATACCAGAACCAAAACAAGAATATGAAGTTTCTAATCAAAGACAAA